CTCTCCATCCAGAGTGTGATGGAGCGATTGAAGATGTTGTTAATGAAGCAATCGTAAGTGACCTTTACGATTCTCCAATAGAAATTGAATTATCCAATTTAAATGCAACAGACAAGCTAAAAAAAGCAATTAGAGATGAATTTAAATATATTAAAGAAATATTAGATTTTGATAATAAGTCGCACGAAATATTCAGAAATTGGTATATTGATGGCAGAATCTATTATCATAAAGTAATTGATCTAAAAAAACCTCAGGAAGGAATTAAAGAACTGAGGTATATTGATCCAATGAAAATGAAATTTGTTCGTCAAGAAAAAAAGAGGGACAAAAATATTATAGGTCCAAATATTCCTGGACGTAATGAAACAACTAACGGAATTGCTCCTGAAATTGAAGAGTATTTTATTTACACACCAAAACCCAACTATCCGACAGGCAATTTATCTAGTGGGGATAATAAGGGCACAAAAATTGCAAAAGATGCAATTACATATTGCACTTCAGGTCTTGTAGATAGAAATAAGGGTTCCGTTCTTTCTTATCTACATAAAGCAATCAAGGCACTTAATCAACTTCGTATGATTGAGGATTCTTTGGTTATTTACAGATTATCTAGAGCACCAGAACGTCGTATTTTTTACATCGATGTTGGCAACCTTCCTAAAGTAAAGGCAGAACAATATCTACGTGATGTTATGATGCGATATCGCAATAAACTAGTATATGATGCAAATACTGGTGAAGTTCGTGACGATAGAAAATTTATGAGTATGATGGAAGATTTTTGGCTTCCTCGTAGAGAAGGTGGTAGAGGAACTGAAATCTCAACACTTCCAGGTGGACAAAATCTTGGAGAACTTGCCGATATTGAATATTTCCAAAAGAAACTTTATAGAGCACTTGGAGTTCCTGAGTCAAGAATTGCTGCAGATGGAGGTTTCAATCTCGGACGTTCTTCTGAAATTTTAAGAGATGAACTTAAATTTGCCAAGTTTGTTGGACGTTTGAGAAAGAGATTTGCTCAAATGTTTAATGACATGTTGAAAACTCAATTAATTCTCAAAAATATTGTATCACCAGAAGATTGGGAAAGAATCAGTGATCACATTCAATATGATTTCTTATATGATAATCAGTTTGCAGAACTCAAAGAAACTGAAATGTTGAATGAACGTCTTGGTGTTCTTGCAACGATTGAACCTTATATTGGAAAGTATTATTCCACCGAATGGGTACGTAGAAAGGTTCTTCGTCAGACAGATGCTGAAATGATTGAGATGGATGATCAGATTGAACAAGAAATTAAAGATGGAATTATTCCAGATCCAAGTTCAGTAGATCCTATTACAGGAGAACCATTACCTCAAGAAGGAGAGCAGGGTATGATGGGTGATGTGCCGATGGAACCAGAGGTTGATGGTGGAATTGTTGATGCGGATGGTAAAGCTGCCGAGATATAAATAACAAATATAGATATATTAAATTTTCATGGAAGAAATTGTAAATTTAATCGGAGCAGATTCTTCTGCATCTGATATCAGTGACAGGATCAAAGACGTTTTATATGCAAAAGCAGCAGAACGTATTGATACTATCAGACCAACTGTTGGAGCATCCATGTTTGACGATCAATCGGGAGAACTCTGATGGCATTAGCGTCTACAGAACTAACACCAAGTTCATATATTCTTATTGGAAATAATGTAACTACTATTACTTTTCAATGCCAAAGTAGCACTCCTGCTGTCGTTTCTATTTCAACGATTAGTGCTGGTATTGCAACAGATACCCCAGGTCTTGTTTATAACAGATTTGAAGGAGAGATGAAGAAGACGGTTACAGATCTATCGCATGATGCTGGTGCAGCATATGTTTATGCAAAAGCACTCACAGGAACTTCTAAAATTGTCTATGAAGGTGCTTGATAATGGGTCCGTTTGATGCAGATAAGTGGTTCGTATGTCACGGTCCAGAAGTAGTTCATTTCAATCATCTACCTGCTGGTTGTGTGATGACGACAGGACAACCAAACTGTGAAGAGTTTGATGATGAGGCATCTGGTTTAACAAGAGCAAAAGAACTTGGATATGTAGAACCAGAAGAACCTAACCTAGAACCAGAGGAGGAACTATGAGTTATCCTTTTTTAGGTTTAGGTTTTAATTCTTGGACTCAAAAATTTTCAAGAGGTGGTCCTCCTGCTGTAATTCAAGTACTCTTAGAGTATGTAACAACGACTGTATCATCATTTACTCTACTTTCAACAGGAACAGTAGATTATGAAGTTGATTGGGGTGACGGAACTACAGAGTCACTGACTACAAACAACCCCACTCACACATATTCTAGTGCTGGGGAATATACTATTAAGGTAACTCCTGCAAAAGGATCTACCTATCGTCCATATTTTAATAATGCCGTATCCGACACCAGTATTGCGTCAATTTCTGGTGCAGGTGGAAGTCAATTAGGAACTATCTTATCAGATGCTTGGGAAGGTGCTTCTAATATGACATCTTTTAGTAGTGATATTGATACTTCTAGTGTTACTAATTTTACTTATACTTGGCGCAATTGCGCTGGACTTACTTCATTCCCACAATTAGATGTTTCGAGTGGAACTGATTTTAGTAGTGCTTGGCGTGATTGCTCTGGACTTACTTCATTCCCACTATTGAATACTTCTAGTGGTACTAATTTTACTTATACTTGGCGTTTTTGCTCTGGACTTACTTCATTCCCACAATTAGATACTTCTAGTGGTACTAATTTTGATCAAGCTTGGTATGGTTGCTCTGGACTTACTTCATTCCCACTACTGAATACTTCTAGTGTTACTAATTTCCAAAATACTTGGAATAATTGCACTGGACTTACTTCATTCCCACTGATTGATACTTCTAGTGGTACTAGTTTTATTGGTGCTTGGTATAATTGCACTGGACTTACTTCATTCCCACAATTAGATACTTCTAGTGGTACTAATTTTACTAATGCTTGGCGTGGTTGCACTGGACTTACTTCATTCCCACTGATTGATACTTCTAGTGGTACTAGTTTCGGTACTGCTTGGCGTGATTGCACTGGACTTACTTCATTCCCACTGATTGATACTTCTAGTGGTACTAGTTTTAATAGTACTTGGTGGTCTTGCTATAGTCTTACTTCATTCCCACAATTAGATGTTTCTAGTGGTACTAGTTTTAGTGGTGCTTGGGCTTATTGCTCTGGACTTACTTCATTCCCACAATTAGATGTTTCTAGTGGTACTAGTTTCTATCGAACTTGGTTTAATTGTAATGGACTAACTACATTCCCACTATTGAATACTTCTAGTAGTTTTAGTTTTTCTCTTGCTTGGCGTGGTTGCTCTGGACTTACTTCATTCCCACTGATTGATACTTCTAGTGGTACTGGTTTCTATCAAGCTTGGTATGGTTGCACTGGACTTACTTCATTCCCACAATTAGATTTTTCTAGTGTTACTGCTGGTTTCTATGAAGCTTGGTATGGTTGCACTGCACTTACTTCATTCCCCGCAAATATGTTTGATACTACAGGAACATTAGTATCAACTGCCTTTAGTTATGCTTTTGATAATTGCTCTCTAACTGCCCAATCTATTGAAAATATTTTAGTTTCTTTGGATACTAATGGTGCTAGCAATATCACTTTAGGTATAGTCGGTGGCAGTAATGCCGGATATTCCACTTGGACTGCTGCCGCTCAAACAGCACTGACAAACCTTCAAGGTAAAGGTTGGACTGTTACATATAATGCTTAATTTATAAATAACATATAAAGGTAAAAAGTTATACAATGAAACTTATCACAGAAGAAATTTCAAACGTACAAATTATTACTGAAGGTAAAGGTGCCAATAAGAAGTTATACATTGAAGGTGTTTTCTTACAAGGAAATATCAAGAATCGTAATGGAAGAATGTATCCTATAGAAACACTTTCTAAGGAAGTAAACAGATATAATGAGACGTTTGTTCAGAAAGGACGTGCTTTGGGTGAACTTGGACATCCAGATGGACCTACAGTAAATCTTGATCGTGTTTCTCATAAGATTACTTCACTTGTAGCAGAGGGAAACAATTTCAGAGGTAAGGCACAAATTCTTAATACTCCTATGGGTAAGATTGCATCTTCTCTTCTCGATG